CAGGGTGTCAAAGTGATTCGCGAACTGGTCATCAATGGTGATGAAGATCCCAGCTTGAGCAGCTTCGAACTGGTCAAACCCTCTGCCGTCCCTCTCCAAGACGGAAGCGCCACCCAAGCTGGAATCAGATGTTGTCGTTGATGCATGCTACACCATTTCAAGAACAGCCAGCAGTTGCTGTCTGAACTCGCTTCGAGTTGTGTTGATCACAGTATGATACTCGCCGAACATCGACTGCTTGAGGTAGCCCCGCGAGTCTGAGTCGAAGTCGCAGCCATCCCGAGCGATCTTGATCAACGTGCAGTTGATCTTGCCAGCCCAATCGATCACTGGTTTGACTTCTTCATCAAAGCCGCAATCAGTGAACGCCACGATCTGCGGCGGCTTCGCCATGCGTTGCAGCCGCTGAACCATCAACTCACCAAAGAACGATCCGCCGAAGAGCGTCTTGCAGAGCAGTTCGCTCGTCGAGATGTAGGCGTCTCGCGGCGTCAGTTCGAAGAAGATGTCAACCGGGTCATCTTTCTCAGCTTCAAAGAAGCTCGGCTCATCGACCCATGGCGTGTCGGGAAGCATCATGTGAAGCCCAGCAAAGAGCCCGTGAGTTGCTCGCTTGAGCGGTGCCGAGAACTTCATCGTGGCAAGATGGCCGTGATGCTCGCCGAGTATCATGCCAGCCGTGTCCTTGCCGCACCGCGGCGGGCCGTTCAAGAACAGCAAGTGCATCAGTTCCCGCGCCCCTTCGCTTGAAGCGTGCCGCGTTCATTGCCTTGACTTGCTCCCATGCGAGCGGTCTAGCAGACTTGCCGACTTGCCGCAAGAAGTTCTCGCCGTGCCTCTGTTTCATGCGCTCCAAGCCGAGCGGTCGAAGGCTCTCCCTTCGCACCATGCGGCGGGCGAGACGCGCCACAGTAGCGCCGCGGCGCAGCGCGTCAAGTGCTGTGCGTTACACGCCGGTCAAGCGGACTTGCTTCGCCATCTCGCGACCCACCGGGAACATTCGGCAGATCGGGTAGTCACGCGCATCAAGCAAGTGACTCATCGACTTCTGGTTCTCGCGGTTCATCAACTCGTAGCTGTAGAGCATTTGATACTTGACGAGCTTCTTGCAGCGCGGGCTGAACGTCATACGGACGCGCCCGTCATGCTCTCTCAGCATGTTGTTCACGCAGTTGAAGCGATCGCGCCGAAGCGGGTTGCCAGTCGCTCTGTAGTCGGGTGTGAGCCCGGCGTCGCGGATGTAGTCATAGTCAGTCTTGCCGCCCGGCGACGACGTTGAACGGCCAACATTCGAGTCAGGGTAGACAACATCAAGCGGGCGCTGCACGAAGTAGAGATCCTGCTCGCGGCGGTCCACGCAGTAAGGCTGCACCCAGCCGCGCTGCCCATACTTCTCGATCAGCACCGCGCACATCTCTTGCGTGTCGCTGTTTGATAGCTCGATCTCGTCGAAGTAGTGGACGTGCCGGTTCATGCCTGAGCGGATCACCCAGCCAACCGTTGCTGACATCGGGTTGACGTTGAAGTCCATGCCCGCGAACAGTTCCGCGCCCGGTGGCATGTCGAGTTCAACCACGTTCTCGTTCGTGTCGAAGCTATAATACACCAGCCCTTGCGACAGGTTGACGAACATGCCGTAGAGGTAGGCTTGCGCTGCCTTCGGGTCGAACGCGGCTTCTAAGTCTGCGATGTAGTCAATCGGCAGCGCTTCGTTCTCAAGCGTGCTCGCTTGAATGATGCCCACGTCGTGCCGCTGCGCGAGTTCGCCCTCAGCCAAGTCATACCCCCAGTTCAACTGCTCAGGCGTGCCCGTGAGGTTGATCTCGCGCCGACGCGCCTGCGGGTGACGACAACGGACATTCATCTGCTCGAAGACCGCCAAGTCTTGAATGAATGGCTCGTCAATGCCCGCAGCCGCGAGGTTCGGCCCCTTCAGCTTGTTCGGGTCTTCGCCGCTGTAGACAAGGATCTTGGCCGTGACAGAACGCCGACCTTCTTCATGATACTCGACGATGAACTCATGCGGGCTGGTCTTCAGTTCGCGCCAAGTCATCCGCGCTCGCTTGGTCGCGTCAGCCGCTTCACGCCACACGGCAAGCCAACTCTCGATTGACGTGAGCAGGTCGCGCAGAGTCACGATCACCGTCTGCTTCGCCATCGGGTAGGTCGGGCTGACGATCGCAACCGGCACGGGCGCGTTGTGGATCGCCAGCGTGATCATGCGCTTGCACAACTGCAAGGTCTTGCCGCTACCGTAGCCGCCAACGAACAGCCGCACGCGGTTCGACAAGTCCCACCACGCACGCTGCGAAGGCCACATGCCACCGCGCTCGATCACCCGACCGTTCGTGGTGGGGTCGATGCTGCCGAGCACGGGCGGGTCAAGGCTGAACAAGCCCTTGGTCGGCGGTGGTGGTGGCGATGTTGACGCAGTCATGGGCCGCACCCTAGCGGCAACGCAGGCACTATTTCAACCAGCATCAAGACCGCGGCAGATCGTGCGAGAAATCAAACTCGCATCATGCGCCAAGTATCAAAGGAAGTCAGGTGGTGGGAACTCGGTTGACCAGTTCGCTTTGATCTCACCATCAACTTCATGCTTTGGTTTGAAGTCGGGTTCTGTTCTGTCGAGGATGTAGCGCAGCATTGCGCCGTCTCCGGTTGCTGCGATCGACTGGGCTTTCAAGCGCAGCGATGCCATGCCTGCGGTTCGCCAGTGGTCGATGTTCTCGCGCAAGCCCTTGTATGCCTTCAACCAGTTCTGGAACGTCGCCGTGTTGACGCCGATGTATTCAGCGATGAAGTTGTAACTGGGGCGGCACGCGAGACGGCAGACGGCTTCGATCTCCTTCTCAACCGCTTCGGTCATCTTGGTTGGTCGCCCTACCTTGCCGCGCTTCTTTGGAGCCGCTGCCACGCTCGGCAGATCCTTGGTTGGCGCGGTAGTCTTGCGCCGCTTCACAGTTCGCGTTTTGCGTGTTTTACCGTCAGCCATTCGGTTGAGTTTCTCGGGTTTGCCGTCTCGCGAATCTACTACCTGGAAGGCGCTTGATTCAAGCTCAGCTTGTCAATCTCTCTTTGGATCTCTGGCCGCATCCAGTGCCGAGTTTCACGCTCAAGCTCTTCTTGCAGATGAAGCAGGCGAGAGACGCGCATTGATTCCTTCGAGTTGTCCCGAGCGCTGTCGCCACCTTCCTTGAGTTTGAAAGTCTTGCGGAGGGTAGACTTGACCGGTTTGAAGCGCTTTTCA